GACGCACGACCCAGCCGAGCTCTTGGTCCCCGTGGGTCCGCCCCCCCCCAGCCACTAACTCAAATACCAACGTTGCATTAATGGGTCAAACGTTCAAATATGCTGCACCAGTAGCCGGTGCATTAGGTTTTAGCGTACAAGATACTGCACTTGCTGTAGGTCTTATGGCTAACCAGGGCATTAAGGGTTCAGAAGCTGGTACTGCATTAAGAGCGATGATGACTCGTTTAGTTAAACCGACCAAAGAGTCCGGCGAAGCGATGGACATTTTAGGCTTAAATATCTTAGATGCGAATGGCAAAATGAAACCATTTAGGGATATTATTGCGGATATTCGCGAAGGTATGAAAAAACTATCGCCGGATAGTAAAGCGGCCGTTGCTGGTATGCTTGCCGGTCAAGAAGCTATGTCAGGCTTGCTCGCATTAGTTAATTCGCCTTATGAAGACTTTGATAAGTTAGCCGGTGCAATCGACAATTCGAGCGGTGCTGCCGAACGAATGGCTAAAATTCGCATGGACAATCTAAAAGGTGATTTAGAACAATTATCCGGTGATTGGGATTCGTTCACTACTAAATTAATGGGCGGTAGCATTGGCGGTTTTAGAGATATTGTACAAGGCATAGACAACTGGTTCGTAGGTTTAACTGAAAACTTTGAAACTAACGGTATTACCATTCGAAGCGTACTTGACGGAATAACTTCCGCTATCAAGGAGTTAGTAGGTCAAACGCTTAAAATGGAAGGTCTACCCTCTATTCTATCAGCCGCAGCATTAGCAGTTGGTGGTATTGGTGCATTTAAATTCGGTAAGGGTGCGTATGGTTTATTTAAAGGTTTAAAAGGCGGTGGTGGAACTAGTACTAGTGCAGATAGCGCAGTAGGTGATATGACTGTTCAAGCCTTAAATGTAACTGTAAATGCAAGCAATATGACTGGAATGGGGCAAGGTGGTCCTATAGTTGAAGGCGGTGGCAAAGGTGCTAAACCTAAAAGCGGTGGTCGTTTTGGTAAATTAAAAAGCGGTGCAAGTAAATTAGGTAACGGCTTAACAAAAGTTGGCGGTAAAATTGCAGTTCCGTTGGCATTAGCTATGGGTGCTTATGATATTGCGACAAGCGATGATAAAGCTCGTGCCGGAGTCGGTTTAGGTGGCAGTCTTGCCGGTGGTTTAGCTGGAGCGAAATTAGGCGCTATGGGCGGTGCTGCTTTAGGCTCTATAATTCCTGGTGCCGGAACCGCTGTTGGCGGTGCTATTGGTGGCCTTGTAGGTGGTATTGGCGGTGCTATATTTGGTGAAGAAATTGCACAGCAAATCTATGACGGCATCACAAATAATCTCGAAGGCTTAACTGCTTGGTTTAGCGAAAAGTGGAATAGCATTTTATCCACTTGTGCTCCAGTCATTAATACGATTGTTGGTTTATATGCGTTTCTATGGGACGGCATAGTGGCGATATTTGGTCCTGTTGCGAGTTGGTTTAATGATACTGTTTGGCAACCTGTGTATTCTTTCGCTAGTTCTGCAATAGACAGCGTTGTAAGCGTGTTTAGTGGTGCATGGGAAAGTATAAAAGGCGTATGGGCCGGAGTTGCTAATTGGTTTAATGAAAATGTATGGAGTCCTATTAAAAGTGCTGCGAGTAGTGTATTTGATGCTGTAGGGGGCGCGTTAAGTGCTGTTCAAGCAAGAGGTTCGCAAGTAACTAATATTGATGGGCATGCAACCGGTACAACTCATTTCGGTGGTGGTTGGACTGAAATCAACGAGCGAGGCGGTGAAATTGTAGACTTGCCGAATGGTAGTCGAATTTATCCGCACGCAACGACTGAAAAAATGATTGCGGATAGTTTAAGCGGTAATAACTCTGTTAACCAATACTCTATCAGTGGAAATACATTCGTCGTTCGTGAAGAAGCCGATATTGACCGCATAGCGCATTCGTTATTCTCTATGCTTGAAAGTGCAGAAGTTAACTATGGAGGTGTATAATGGCAAAATTAATCAGCGGTATCGGTAGGGCGTTATCGCTTTTATCTGTGATTTTAGGTAAAAGCGGAAATAACTATCCTACAGTGATACTCTCACAAGGCGATGAACGATTAGTCTTGCCAGTAACTCCAACAAAGTATGAAGTAGGTAATGAACAGGACAATAAAAGCGTTAATATTACCCAAATCGGTGAAGCATTATTATTTGGTAACCCTAAATTAATTACTTTATCTTTTGAAAGTTTTCTTCCAGCTAAGGACTATCCATTTATCGTAGGTGATAAACGTAAGCCGGCTGAAATTGTCGCTTTAATAAACAAGTGGAAAGAGTCAAAGAAACCAGTTAGGGTCATTGTTAGTGATGGCCCTATTAATTTAATGATGGCGATTATGGCATTCCCTTGGAAGAAGCAAGAAAACACAGGCGATTTATATTACACGCTTAGTCTAAAAGCGTACAAAGATTTAAATACATCCATGACAGCTGACGATGCAAAGGCTGTTGATGACGTAACAGGACTAAAAGATAGACCTACGATCAACAACAAGCCTAGCACCGCAACGTTACATAATAAGGGTGCAGATATTTTAGATGCTGCCAAAAAGGCATATGGCAACTACAAACACTATGAACGTATTATTCAATCTAACGACTTAAAAAACTTAGCGATTAATAATTTAAGCCAGTTGAGAAAGTTGAAGGTTAAGTGATGATTATTAAACACATCGGAACTAAAACAGTTAAAGATGAAAAGACTGGTAAAGATAAGAAAGTACCAGTCGAAAATGATATATCGCACTTGGTTAATAATGCGACATGGAGTGGTTCTCGTATTCAGGCAGCACGAAAACTTGAATTTGTGTACACGCAAGAGCCTCGCGACCCTAATTGGCCTATATATGCCCTCGGTATAGGTGAAACAGTAAAAGCATATTCAGAAGATAACGAGTTGCAGTTTGTTGGTAATATTTATTGCACCGAGCGTAAGACCTCCGCATCAACAATAACGGTAACGTGTTATGACAATATGTTTATTCTCAGTAAATCAAAAACTACTCGGAAGTTTACCAACATGACGGCTGAAGATATAACTAAAGCAGTCTGTAAAGAAATGGGTGTTAAGGTAGGTAAGCTCGCTGAAACCGGTGAAAAAATAACTTTTATCGCTAATAACAAGTCAGGTTATCAAATTATTTTAATGGCCTACACCGAGGCAGCTAAAAAGACCAACAAAAAATATCAAGCTATGATGGAGGGTGACGAACTCGACGTCATAGAAAAGGGGTCAGTTATCGAAGGACTTGTAATCGACCAATATCGTAATATTATGGACTCGTCCTATAAGGAGAGTATCGAAAACATGATTAATAAAGTCATGATTGTTGATGATAAAGGTAATTTCCTTAGATATGAGAGCAAGGACGATCAAATTCAGAAGTATTCCATGATACAAGCTGTATACAAGGAAAGCAAAAACAAGAACACGCAAGAGGAAGTTAAGGATATATTTAAAGGTCCTGAACGCACCGGTGTTATTGATTGCTTAGGAGATTATGACGCTTTGTCCTCGTATTCAGTTGAAATTAAAGATGTGATTACACAATTAAGCGGTCAATTTTGGATAAAGAGTGATACTCATAAATTCGAAAATGGACAGCATACGATGAAACTTGAGATTGAGTTTGAAAACTTAATGACGAAAGAAAAGGTAGATCATTCCTTAGAAGCGAAGGAAAAGAAACGCCAGGAGCGTGAAGCTAAAAAGAAAAACAAAACTCCTAAGGGTAAAGGTCGAAGGTCTACTAGAAGGTCAACCAAAAGAAAGGTAGAAATACATTATGCCTAAAGATATTCCGAGTGCTGCACATTCTATGGCGAAAATGGTTAATACTATTCACGGCATAGCAAAAGACGAACAGCCAATGGGAATGCGAATTGGACTTGTTACATCACCATTCCCTAACCTTGTTATTCGTGTTGATAATATCGACATTACAAATGAACAGATATATCTTAATGACTACTGGAAACCGGACCACTACAGGGAAGCAAAAGGGCACATTATAAGTGAAACGCAACCTCGCTCCGGTGGTGGTGGTTTAGCGTTATTCGAAAGTCATACACATGAAATTCATAACGATTATACCGATACGATTATCATGACTGATACGTTACGAGTAGGTGATGAGGTAACAGTATTCCCAGTATATGCACAAGGTGAGCAGTTGTATTATGTAGACCAAAAGGTGGTGAAATTATGAGTGCAGAATATCCATTCGCCGGTTCAACAAATATTAATGCTTATCAGAGCGAGGAGCTGCCATTATTCGTTGAATACGATTGGGACTTTGATAAGAACTCATTTAAGTTCACCGCTAATGGTAACCGAATAAAAGTAACTGGTGATGATGCCCTAAAAGTTTGGGTATATAAAGCCTTAATGACGGAACGCAATCAGTACTTGGCATATTCTACTCGTTATGGAATCCAATTAAAGCCTTTTATAGGAAAGGTTATGAGTGTTAATGAACGGTATAGCGAACTTAGACGAGTTATCGTTGAATGTCTTATGGTTAACCCTTATATCAAGTCCATTGATAGCATTACATTCGACGAAAACGGCGATAAAGTAGAATGTTCCGTTGAACTAACCACAGTATATGGAGGGCTTAATATTAATGTTTAACATCCCTACTAGTGATGAAATTTTAAAAGATTTACAAGATCAATGTACATCGCCCTATAGTAAATTTGAAGGTACGTTTGAATACGATGTGTTTTCATCTAATGCTATTGAGTTTATGAAAACCTATGTTGAATTAGGGGAATTATACAAAGTAGCGTTTGGCGATACAGCTTATGGCGATTTCTTAACCATGCGAGCTGCCGAAAGTGGTGTAATTAGAAAAGAAGCAACTAAGGCGACTGGTTATGTTACGGTCAAAGGTAACGGAACCTTGCCAAAAGGTAGCCAATTTGCAACTCAAACCGGTGTATTATTCGAGACACTCGAAACAGTACAAGTTAATAACTCAACAAAGGTTAAGGTGCAAGCCCTTGAAGGTGGTATTGGTGGCAATGTTACGGCACAATCAGTAACAGTTATACCAATGTCAATTCCTGGTATTATGAGCGTTAATAATGCAGAGCCTATAGGTGATGGCTTTAACGCAGAAAGCGACGACGAATTAAGAACTCGCTATTTGAACCATGTTCGAACTCCTGGCACTAGCGGAAATGCAACTCACTATTATGAGTGGGCGATGTCTGTTGGTGGTGTTGGTGGTGCTAAAGTGCTTCCAGTTTGGAACGGCGCTGGTACTGTTAAAGTAATTATTGTAAATAGTGAGTTTAGTCCGGCTTCACAAGAAATTATCAACAAGGTAACTAATTATATCGAAACCGTTCGCCCTATGGGTGCGGTGGTAACGGTAACAACTGTTACGCCTAAGACAATCAATATTGCGGTTAGACCGGAAGGTGATTTTAATCAATCGGTATTTACTGAATTAGTTAAAGCGTACCTGATCGACATTGAACGACAAAACATCAAAAACTCAACTTTATTAAAAGTTGCGTATTCTAAAATCGGCAGCCTTGTATTAGATGCCGGAGCGACTGATTATACAAATTTAACAATTAATGGCGCTACTAAATCAATTGAATTAGCTGTTGATGATTTAGCGGTATTAGGCGAGGTGAGTGTCTTATGATTTTTAACCTTTTAAGGACTTATAAAGTCGATGTACTAAGATACTTGCCTAAGTACCTATCAAAGGATAACACCTTTAAAGGAACGCAAGATTCGTTAAGCGAGGAACACGAAAAACAACGCTTGTTAATTATCGACATATGCAAGCAGTTGTTTGTTGAAACGGCGACTTGGGGTATTGATGATTGGGAGCGAGTATATGGGCTTGAAAATAATCGCAACTTATCTATTGACGATAGGCGAGCCTATTTATTAATCAAAATTCAAGGGTCTCAAACAATCACCGAAAACAAGTTACAAGAGTTTATTAACCTTGTATATCCTCCTGGTAGTGCAGTCGTTAAAGAAAATACTGGACCAAATCGGTTTAGCGTGCTTCTTGATGTGGCCGATGCCTTAGACGAGATACGAAGAGTTATCGAAGTTTATAAGCCGGCACATTTGACATATGCTATAGCACATGAATTTAACGCTAAAGGGCCGATTGCTGTTGTTGGTGCGGTAACTAATACCGAACGAATTTACATCACGCAAGAAAAGTCTGATGCATCAATTACAGCACGAGGGATTTATGCTTGTCCTGTTGGTGCAGTCGCTATTAGAAGCAATATTAATTTACACTATTAAGGAGTTGAACCATGAGTAATTACAATAAAATTATTCCGACCTTAGCCGGTAGCAATCTATTGGTTGAGGCGATTAAATCTAAAAAGCCACTTATTTTTACTCGCATTGCATTAGGTGATGGCACGTTAACTGAAAGCGAAAGCATTGAAAATTTAACAGCATTAAAGCATCCTATGGCACAAAATACTGTGCAGTTGATTAACAGTCGAGGAAATGGTGAAATCGACGTTGTAGCGACTATTTCTAATGCAAGCGTTACAAGCGGTTTTTATGCTCGTGAATTAGGGGTATTCGCAAAAGTTGGTGATGCTGGCACGGAAAAGTTATTTGCTTATACGAATGCTGGTGCACAGGCAAGTTATACTCCAGCTGGTACATCCTTAGATGAAAAGTTGATTACTGTAACCTTTTATATCGGTAACGATGTTAATGTTAAAATCAACCTTAACAGCCAACTATACATCACGCAAGCTGCATTAGACGCACATAATTCGGCTACAAATGCGCATCAAGATGCATTTAATAAAAAGCTAGATATTACCTCTAATCAATACGCAAAAGCAATCGCTAAACACAATCAAGGTTTGCAAGTAACAAAAGGGGATAACTCACAAGAAATTATTAACTTTATTACAAGTAACTACAACGATAGTGATATTAATAAAGTGCTTAACTTGGGAGCTCTAAAAGGCATTTTAGGACAAGGCGGTATCGTAGCATCTAAACTTGATTGTGATAATGGATATGTAAAATTTGCGAATGGGTTCGTTATTCAATGGGGGATAACGTGGTTTGAAGGACAAAGTACATATAAAGATATAACATTACCTATTAGCTGCAATGTTTTTATTTCAGTTTGCACGGATGATAGTGGAAGCGTGGCAACAAGGGGTGATGAATTTATGTTAATGTGGAATAGTGGGTTTTCTAATAATAATAGAACCTCTATCCGCTTCTTAGCCAATAGAGTAAATGCTGGAAGTTTCACATGGATTTGCCTTGGTAAAGTGTAATGGAGGTATAAGATGAACCAATATGTATTCGTATTAAATGAACAAGGGGAACGCATTACATCTTTTGTTGATAATCTTATTAGCAAAGATGAATTACTAGAACATGCTAAGAAAGAATGGCCAGATGCAGCGGATTATATTTACTCTGCGGACGGCGATAGCATGCTAGATGAATTTATGAGCGGTAAATTCTATGTGAATGGCGAATTTGTAGCGCCACAACCCAAAGAACCAACAAAAGCTGAACAAATTGCAGAAATCAAAAACTATTATGATAAACGATTTGATGCATTAGATAAGGCAGTATTGCGTAGACGGTTATCTAATGCAGATATTAGCGACTTACAAACTCAATACAAGACTTTGCAAGCGGAAATGGTAACTAAAATTAAGGCGGTGAAATAATATGGATGATATTAAAAGCAATGTACCTGTAATGCGTTTTTGTGAATATTGCTGGGCCACTTTAAATGAAAATGGCACTTGCCCTACAGAGGGCTGTATTCATAATGATCTAATGGATTTAGAAAAGGATGATGCGGATGTTACCAGTCAAGCATAATCTAATGTCTGTGAAAGGCGAATATATAACGCTAGTTATCGGATATAGTAACTTATTAGATGCTAGCGACTTATTCGCTTGCGTGCGAAAGTATATGTGGGATGAAGAATATATAACTAAATTTGATATTCAAACAACAACAGACGGCCTTGCAGATGGTGAGCGTTGCAAGATAATACTAACGCTAGATACAAATAATCTTGCGTGTGGTAATTATCAATATGACTTATTCATATGGGCAGGTAGCCGCCCTATTAAATGCCTTGTAAAAGGGCAATTAACTATTCTTGAAGGTGTTAGCAACAGAGGTAAATAATATGAGTGAAAATACTATTAATATTTATATGGGTGCAGAAGATAAAGTAAACGTTAAAGATGCAACTCAAATTATTAAATTGCAAGGGCCAAAAGGCGACCCTGGTCCTAAAGGTGAAGATGGAGTACAAGGACCGAAAGGCGAGCCGTTACGTTTTGAGGAATTAACCGAAGAACAAAAACTAGAATTAAAGGGCGAAAAAGGTGATAAAGGCGAACCAGGAACTCCAGGGCCTAAAGGTGAACCTTTTAAATTTAGCGACTTTACCCCTGAACAGTTAGAGTTACTGAAAGGCCCTAAAGGTGATACCGGAGAAAATGGAGCACAAGGCACTCCAGGTCCGCAAGGTGATAATATAAATCTTGAAACAGTCGCTAAGATTAAAAACTTATTGTTGGATAATAATATTCTTGTACGTAGTGATAGCCTTGAAGGGATTATGCTTGAATATTTTGAAGCATTTAAGACAGGAACTCTTAATTTTGCTACGGATGAAAACGTATATGAGCCTATCGTAAGAGTAGATGGTGAAAAAGTAAATATTACTTATTTTACTACTCTACCTTTCCAAATTAATGATGGAGAAATCCAATATATGGAAAATCAGAATGTAGAAGTACCGTTACCATCTACAGCAGAACCTATAACAATTAAATTCTATAATGCACGAATGAAGTTGATGCACACAAAAATCATAGAAGCAACATTGTAAGAAAGGAGTGCCTATGTGGACTTGGCAGTTTGAGTTGAACGACATATTAACCACATTATCTATAGTTTCGGTGGTTGCTGGACTTGGATATAAGGTGTTGGTTATTCCGTTGCTTGAAAAATTAGATTTGCAAAGACTGCAAGATAATTTAATGATTCAAGAGAAAATGGGTAGCTTAATTGAAACGTTAAAAGACCTAAAAGAAGAAATTAAGTTATCTCGTGAGCAACGCACCAAGGCATACACGGAACATGTGAAGCTGACATCTCGGGTCGACGGCATTGAAAATAGGGTTGATGAGTTAAGAGGTGATTTTCATGAACATACCGCCAAAGCTCATTAATTCAATAAAAAAATCATACAAATCTGTAAGGGTGGCCAACTTCCACCCTACAGGAATATTCGCTACACGGGCGCTAGTATTTATTATGCTAGTGCCTATTTTATTGGTAATAACTCAGTATGTTATGTCATTTATTAGCGGGTACGTATCTGACGAGGCGAACAAGCTGATTAATGTAGGGCTTAATATCATAGATCATATATTTATCCCTAGTGTATTAATGGCTGTCGTAGGGTTCTTAGGACTTTGGTTAGACCAAAATAACAATGGTATTCCCGATAAATTAGAAGAGGAGGATAAACGATGAAAGTTTTTATTAATCCAGGTCACGATATTAATTTAGATAGTGGCGCAGTCAATCCTGTATATGGTACGCGTGAATGCGACGTCGCTCGTGATGCGGGCAAGATGTTAGCTCGCTATTTGGAAACTGTAGGATGCGAAGTTCGTACTCTACAAGATGATGATTTAGGGCTAGTATGTTCTGAATCTGATTCTTGGGGCGCCGATATTTTCGTATCACTTCACTGTAATGCGTTTAACACGGAAGCTCGTGGCACTGAAACACTGTATAGGTCCTTCAATGGACAACGATTGGCCAACGACATTCAAAGTCAAATCATCCGCAGCATTAATACGGTAGACCGTGGAGTTAAGAAACGTGATGACCTTTGGGTGCTAAATGGTACGAACGCAACTGCTGTATTAGTTGAAATGGCCTTCATCGATAATGAAGAAGATCATACTATGCTGACTAATGATTTAGATACTATCGTTCGTGCCATTGCTAGGGGGATTACTGACTACGCAGGAGGGGTATAATGTATGACAAAATCAAAGTTCTATTTACTAACCCTACTTACCGCTATTTTATTATCGGTGGTATTGGGGTCTTCTTCCTCATTTGCCTCGGATACATCTTCTACCAACCTAGCGGAGCCGACTATCAGCGTGCCCGTGAGTCAGTGGAACGAATTGAAGCACAACAACGAGAAAGCGTTGAGTATAATCGAAGCGTCCAACGTTCCATTGGACGAGTCTCAGACCTTACTCGTGAAACAGGCGAACGAATTGACAGAAGCCAAGAATACAATCGACAAATTAACGACCGAATTGGACAAAGCCAAAGTGGACTTAGTGAAGCAAGAAGTTACCTTGAACGAAATGCAGAACTCTTTAGACGAATTGAAGAACAAAGTAGAGAACGACAAGAAAACCATTAAACGCTTGCGGATGCAACGAAATGTATCTCAAGTGTTAAGTGGTGGCGCAATTATAGGTGTAGCGTTCAAACATTAAGGAAGTGATCCAGTTTATCTCCATAGCGTGTAATGGTGGATACACGCAACTATAATAAAAGAGCCTACTAACCTAGATTAAATCTACGTTGGTAGGCTCTATTTTTGTTTGTAAAATTAATAAAAAACTATTGCATATAACACGAAAACGTGTTATAATATAGACATAGGGAAGGAGGTGATGGTTGTGGACATAATAGAAAAGCTAACAAGTTTAGCAAATGCGCTGACGCCACTGGTACTGGCACTAGCAATACTAAAACTTGTTAGCAAAGACTAAAAAGCAGGCGGGTGAAAGCCCCGCCACCTTCTCAACATCATTGTAAATC